AAATCGTTTTTCATTTTAAACTCTGCTTTTTTCAATGCAGTCCATTCGTCTACACACTGTCGATACAACTCGTCTTCTGATTCATTATGCAAATGAATAGGCAAAGAATTATTGTACCTGTCAGTAATAAACTCAGCTTCATAAGGCAATTGAAAAGTGACTCGTTGCAACTCATGTTCTTCAGAGTCCCATTCATAACTATTAGTATAGTCACGCAATTGCCAATCAATAGCCTTGGCATAACCTTCAGAATCTTTCTTAGTAAGACGATTCTCTTGAGATTTTGTCAAGATTTGAGGGGCACTAACAAACACATCAAACTCAGCACTAGTCTGGAACAATTCTTTTTTGCTCTCAGTACCGTACACTGTAGTCTTTTCCATGTGCGTGTCATAGACCGCCTTCATGTCAGCAAACAAAGGTTCAACATACTTTTTGTATATTTTAAGACCTAAGTCTTCTGACATTTTAGGCACTGGGTTTACTTTTCTGTAATCTTCCTGAAACTTATCACAAAGTTTCTTAAGAAGATCGTCCGTCATTCTGGCTGTAGCCATAATAATCTCCGTAATTGTTACAATACAACTTGTGAATTCTTTTCAATCCACTTAGTCATTGTATCGTGATTAATCAAATTTCTGTCAACGGCAAGCATACCTTTGACTAGAACCACTTGGAACTCAGTAGGAAGCTTAAGAGTAAGCTTCATAATGTTTTCCATTTTGCTTTCTTCGGCACGTGCTGATATTGCACCAGTTAAGGCATACAATACTGCAGGATCCTCTGAAGGCATGTACGTTTCTGGTTTAGCAATCAAATTGTCAATATCAGGCAACTTGTTTGCAACTTTAGCAAATGCTAGAAACTCACCAGCTGGGCCATCACCAACTGCAGCAGCTATGCCATAAAACATACCTTCTGCATCAATAGATTTTTCCAACTTCAAACGCCTGTCAACAAACGACCAAGTTCTTGGCGTAGGAAAGGCATACTCGTCTGCATTGAAGCTGTACAATAGACCAGGTCGATAACGCATGAACGATATCAACGTAGTATCTATTTCATTCTTCATAGCCCAATCACACCAAGTATCAACATTAGCTTCAAGCTCATAGTGCATGAGTCTGTTACCGACTGGCTTAGGCATTTGGTACACAGCAGCACCGTCAGTAAGACGATTACCAGCTGCAACCACTGCCCAACCTTTAGGCATAATGTAGTTACCAACTCGACGTGTGATAAGTAACTGCAAAAACGCATTCTGAGTAGCTGGTGGAGCAGTTGGCAACTCATCAATCATGAATATCCCACGCTCACCGTCACGTTCTACAGTTGGAAAGATGTCAGGTGGTGCCCAAGTAGTTTGAAAACCAAACTGTTCGCTTGGTTCCAAACGCGGAATACCATGCACATCTACCGGATCAAATAAATTAGCACGAAAATCCATAATAGGTATTCCCATTTCTTTTGCTATCTGTTCCGGCACTTCCGATTTACCGATGCCTGGGCCGCCCCAGACCATGGTGTTGAGACCAACACGCATGTTTTTTCTAATTTCACTCTTAAGCTTGTCAGCATTAAGTGTGACCATTGTTTGCATATTTGACATATTTTTGCTCCTTTGTATCAAATAGTTATATTTCAATAGGTTCGATGTCTCGTACTTTGACTTCGTCTTTCCGAATCATCTCGCCCAACCTTTGCACAGCTAGTTTCTTGTAGTCTACTTCGTCATCTATTGGAAACGGAGCTTCAAACTCCACCACAATAGTATGTTGCGAAAAAGCGTCAACAAACGTCGCTCTAAACATTCTAGTTCTCATAATTTACTCCTGAAAAAGTGCGAAGGTACGTCGGCACCAGTCGACGTACGAGCACGCACGCAAAGATGCTGGAGCTGGTTGGGATATAAGTGTGACACCAACTCCAGCACGGTAGTAATCGATTGGCAATTACCACCAACAAGAATAAAATACTTTTTTTCCCTCTGCTATCCATTGCAGTGCTCTCTCGCAAAAAAGTAAATCTTGCTCTTTATATTCACGCATTGCTTCTTCTTGAAACTGTTGCCCCCAAAAGAAACCATCAGAACAAAACGGCAACTCATCATTAATAATTAGTTCCCGTAAAATCTTAATGTCTTCTTCAAACAATTCTAAATTCTCAGCATTAAAGGAGCCCATCACACCAATTGGCACTTCTTCGCCTTTACGTGTGTGGTACAACTCCATCATAAACTGCTGTAACCTAGCGTGTTTACGCCATTCAAATTCACACTTAATCTGCGGTTTGGCAGTATCAATGTGAACAACCTTTGCATCTGGTGTGTCTTGTTCAGACCAACCAGCCATCATATCTAAGCCCATAATAGTCTCCGTTAGTTAAAATACATTAGAAAGCACACTAATAAAATCAATGGGCTTTTTGTGTATAAATGATATTTCAATGGATTGTCAGCAACCCACATATCAATCTTAGTTAATCTAGTCATTTGTTTCTCCGTAACAAGTGCCTACCAAACCAGGTCGAGTGTTTGGTAGGACTTGTAATAAGTGCCTACCGAGTAATCGAAACATCAACTCGGTAGGACTTGTTAAAATTACGCTCTGTCGAACGACTCTTGAATGCGAACATTACCTTTTTCTTTGGTAATAGCACCTGTAGCTTGAATCTTATCAAAGCTATATTTAGCTAGTCTTGCACAACGTGTCATGACATTTTGTTCAACACGGTCTCTGGATATACCATCGTGTTCAAATCCAAAGTCTTTACTAAGAGCTTCCAAAGCTTGTTTAAGCACTCTTGCTTTGTAACCTAAAGCGTACATGTCTTGCTCTCTTTTAAGTAGCCATTCTTCTGGCTCTTCTTTAGAAGCAGACAATGCTTCAACAACTTCATAAGCAACTGAAGCAAACTCAGCCCAAGTTTTGTTACACAAGTTTAAGAACGCAAAACCAGTCGAAGCTGGGTCTACATTTAGTAACACTGACTGACCATCGCAAACCAGCGATATATCTCTGTCAAAGACTTGCTCTTCAACACCGTTAGTGTCATCTACAAACAACATTGGTGAATTCAATTTCTGGTCAAAAATGTCCATAATTTCCTGCACAACAGTCTCGTTGTAAGTAGGCTCACCAGCAGCATTGAACGCATACTTACGATGGTACCAATGATTGGCTGGCAAAGTTATTGTGGCTTCGACAGAATTATCTTCTGCCCCCTGTGGTGCAAGATCAAGTTCTTGCTGACTTTCATTGGTTGATTCAACCATTTTTACACTCCTATAGTAGTGGTTAATGTTACACATGCGTACGCATGCACTTTATTCGATTGACTTAACATCAATCAGAATCCTTTTTATACTTAGGTTTAGGCATTGAACTTATACATTTCATAATGTAGTAGTTGCTTTCATAAGTATACGATTCGTGTTCTGGGAACAAATCGTCAGCGTTTTGTATAGTACAACCGCCTAGATATTTCCCATCACACACGCGAGTCTCATTGCCAACGCTCTTGGTAGAGCTTTCAATATGACCCCAACGATCCCTAACACCTTTCTTTTTACTGCCGCTCATGAATCCTCCGCAAGTTCACGCATAAGTTTATCGTACTCACGCTTGCTTTTCTTAAGGTCTCTTGCACTTTGGCTATAAATAGCTTCAATAGTAAGAAACCAACCTACGAATGCCCCTAGGGCTAGACTTAGTAAAATTTCCATAATATCTCCATAATATTAAATAATTAATCACATAAACAACCATCGACGAAATCCTTCGAAGAAGGATTTGAAGCTTCCCAACGCTCCCCATGGAGCTTCCGACCGCTTCCCATCGCTGTTTGTGGTACATAGTGGTACAGCTGAAACCCTTATGTTTACTACCTTTTTGGTAAATGGTGTACCAGTAACAAATGTTAGGTGGTACAGCTGAAACCCGTGCGGTAGCTGTGTTTCGTGGACTTTGTACCATTTGTACCGGTTATTTAACGAATCGAACAACGATTCTATAACCACGGTCCACGGTCTATTACTAAAGCTAACGCTTCGGTACTGGTACATCTGGTACACTTCGTGCTTCATTCCATGAAAGCCAGTCCCCGGACCGTTTTCCGGTGTACCGCACATCGTGTTTGTACGTGGTACAAAGGTGGTACACCCGGTACACCGCGTGCTCTCATCCGATACTCTAGAGCACACACCAACGGTCCTGTAACGTTCCATCACTAACGTGATGATAGTAATATAGCACACCGATGATAGTAATAGCACACTCATAATAGTTTCCATTGCTTTAAAAAAAAAGCTAAGGAGCCCCCGAAGGAGCTCCAAAGCTTGAAGGGCTTAGCCTTGGCGTTCGTAACCACCTTTCTCGTGGTTGTAAACTACTGGGCTAGGGCGTTTCGCCGCTGGCTCTTCTTGTTTAGGCGTTGCACCATTAACAAACTCTTCTTTGGCGAAGAGATATGCCTTACCTGCTAGGCGAAAGGGACTAGCAGCTAAAGCTTTTAGGGAAGGAGTTTTGAATTTGATATTCATATTACTCACCTAAAGGGTTGGCTACATCAACGCCTGTAGCTTTAGCGGTTCTTCTTCTCTTAGGCTTGCCATTGGCAGAGCCATTAGCATATCTAGGACTTGCTGGGTCGTCTTGAGATGGGAATACAACCATACGCTCACCAGTTGTTTTATTAAAGATGCTAATGGAGATGCCTTTGTTGAAGTTCAAAGTTGCGGAATATAAAGTTCCAGTGTTTTGAAGCTCACCATCTAGGTCTTCCAATGTGACATCCAATACGATGCCCCCACCTTTAGTCCAAGTTTTAATTTTCCCTTTGCCATCATTTTTGGCAGGGTCCGGTTGCAAAGAAATGTCTTTGCTATCTATAAAAGTAATACTCATTGTATCTCCTTTGTTTAGAGTTAATGCATCAGGAGCCAATCTCCCGATGTCACATAAGTCCATTGAAGAAGGTGGACGAATGTCCAGCTTTTTCTGACAAGGTTCCACGACAGTAAAATGCAAAACAAGGTTCCAAATGCTAAATCGGGGAAAGGGGTGCTGCAACTATGATAGTAAGGACAATGTCTGAGCAGTAAAATACAATTTTTTACTGAAAAAAATTTTACAAAAAAATTTCACAAAAAAATTATTACCCTATATAGTGACTAAGCATGAGCACAAAGAAATGTGCGGGTTGCGGAAAAAGTTTCCCCAAAAGTAAATATAAGTCTTCCAATGCTAAAGGAGTTTTCTACCGGTCAACTTGTCTTGGCTGTCGTACTATTGCAAGAAACAAGAAAAAAAGTGGTTCTCCAGAAGCATATCTAAAAAGTTTATATCACCATCTAAAATACTCTAGAACTAAAAATAACAAAGATGTGGTTTGGGATATTCAACCAGAAGATCTTGTAAAAGTTTGGGAGAAACAAGAAGGTAAGTGTGCACTTACTAATTTATATATGACTTACCATAAAGATGGGCATGGTAAAAAAGATTTGAACGCTTCAATTGATAGAATAGACCCAACTATTTGGTATATACCGAGCAATATTCAATTAGTTTGTAGCAGAGTAAATATTTTAAAACACAACTTATCTGAGGACTTATTGTACTGGTGGTGTAAAAATATAGTAGAATTCAAAGAAAATGACTGATAAAGAAGAGAATTTTGAACAAGAAAGGGCCGAGCTTCAGTCTCACTACCCTTACGCAGATGTAAAACTAAACGAATTGAGTGTTCAAGAAGAGCGTTTACTTTTATTTCACCTTCGTGGTATGTCCAAAGCAGCAGCTGGTAGAGCAGCTGGTTATACTAACAATGAGCATGTTTATAAAATATTTAAAAAACCCGCTGTACACAAAATGCTGGCCAGGATGCGTGCAGAATTTAAAGAAGAAATTAAGTTTGATAAACAACAAGCTACTTCTATGTACTTAGAAGCGCACCGTAAATCTGTAACAGCTACTGAAGAAAAAGTTATTACTGATTCATTGTGCAAGCTCCACGGTCTATTTGCACCAGAACATGCGACGCAAATAAATATAAATCTTGATAAAACAGTTCAACAACTAGAAAAATTACCAGATGCTGAATTGTTAAAAATAGCAGGAACTGATAATCAATATCTAATGCCAAAAAAAGATGGAAATAAAAAAGATTGAATGTACCACTTGTAAATCGTTACATCCTGAAACGTTGTACCCAGGAGACGATCAAATATGCGTATATTGTAAAGCTGATGAAGCAGAGCGTTTAGTTGCTCCTCAAACAGAAGAACCAGTAGCAGTAGAAACAGTTGAACAAACTGAACAAGAAAAAGCACAACAAGAGTTAGCAATGCGCGCTTTGTCACGTAAGCACTTATTACCTTTTGTTGAAAGATTTAATTCTGATTATGTAGCAGGTTGGGTACACAAAGATATTTGCTTGCGTTTAGAAAAATTTAGTCAAGATGTAAACGACAGGAAATCTCCTAGGTTGATGTTATTTATGCCACCTAGGCATGGTAAATCTACTTTAGCTTCTGTTGCTTTTCCAGCGTGGCACTTAGGCAAAAACCCTGAACATGAGTTTATTAGCTGTTCATACTCTGGATCGTTGGCCATGAACTTTAGTCGTAAGGTTCGTCAGCAGTTAAGAGAGCCTAATTATAAAAATGTTTTTTCTGGTGTTTCTTTAGACCCTAGTTCGCAGTCCGTAGAATCTTGGAATACAACCAAGGGCGGTGGTTATGTAGCAGCTGGTGTTGGTGGTGGTATTACTGGTAAAGGTGCGCACGTGCTCGTCATCGATGATCCGGTAAAAAACCGAGAGGACGCCGAATCAGAATATAACAGAGATTCAGTCTGGGATTGGTACACGTCAACTGCGTACACACGTCTTGCTCCAGGGGGCGGTGTGTTAGTAATTCTTACTCGATGGCACGATGATGACTTAGCTGGCAAATTATTATCAGCAGCAGCCGCGGGCGCGGATCAGTGGGAAGTAGTCAAGTATCCAGCGATCGCTGAAGAAGACGAAGAGTTTAGAGAACAAGGCGAAGCGCTTCACCCAGAGCGGTACAGTGCCGAAGCTCTTATGCAGATTCAAAGAGCGGTAGGTCCAAGGGACTGGTCAGCTTTGTATCAACAGAATCCAGTCAACGATGAAGGTGAATACTTCAACCGAGAAATGATTAGGTATTACGATGAAAATGAAGTAGACTTTGACAGGTTACGCTATTACTGCGCATGGGATCTAGCAATTGGTCAACGCGAACGTAATGACTACTCTGTTGGACTAGTTGTTGGGGTTGATGAATACGATAATTTATACGTAGTAGATTGTGTACGAGGGAAGTATGACGGGTTTGAACTTGTTGAACAAATCCTAGACTTATATGAAACTTGGCGTCCCCATGTAGTGGGCATAGAGAAAGGACATATAGAAATGGCATTGGGGCCTTTTTTGCAAAAACGAGTTCGCGAACGTGGGCTCAACGAAGCTTACTTTAAAGATTTAAAAGTAGGACGACGTGATAAAGAAGCAAGGGGTCGTGCGATTCAAGGTAGAATGCAACAGGGCATGGTATACTTTCCACAAGATCCGGTATGGGTTGGTCCGCTTATTGCGGAACTTTTGCGTTTTCCAAACGGGGTTCATGA